GCGTTTCTGAGCCGCACTCCATAGTCCCTGAAAGATTTCGCCAACCCCAAGTACAAGGAGGGCGGCGAGGCAGGCCTAGCAAAGCCACCGTCTCCGTCGACGTTACGCGGTGATGCATGGCCGGAGAGAAAAGAATGCTGCTCATTTTTGGAGCGGAGGGCAGGCGATCAAATGCGTTTGCTTCGAGGGGCGAACTTCCTCCACACAGCGCTATTTCGGGGACCGGCAGGCGCTTGGCGGTTCTTGCGGTAAGGGCAGGAACAGGCCTGAAGCTGATTCGCGCCCGCCTCGCGCCGCGTGGTCGAGCCCGCCTCGCGCCGCTCGGTCGAGCCCGCCTCGCGCCGCTCGGTCGAGCCCGCCACCTGGGTGAGATGCCGCTGGGGGCGGCCTAAAAGGAGGGACGAAATGTAGTTGCTAGATTTCCCGACCGACGCAGGAACCCGCCAAGGCTCGCGCCGATCGGGCAGACCGACTTCGTGACCAACCGCAAAGTAGGATCCTGCCAATGGCCACATGGCACAGCTGCGCGCTGGCGCGCCAGCCCCGGTCACTGCCGTTCCTCGTTTTATATAACCGCAACGGAATTTTCAACCGCGTACCTGGCAGCACGAAATTCGTCCGCCGCATGGTAGCCAATCACGTTTTGGCGGTACGAACATGACAGACAATGTCACGCCGCTCCGCGAGCCTGGGGCATTGCTGCGGCTGGCGCCGATCAACATCGAGGCCGAACAGCACTTGCTGGGTGCGATCTTGTGCAACAACCGGCTGTGCGAGGTGGTCCCCGACTTCCTTAAACCCGAGCACTTCGCTAACGCGATGCACGCTCGCATTCTGGAGGCGATCCAGAAGCTCGTCGATCGAGGCCAGATTGCTAGCCCTGTCACGTTGAAGGCAACCTTCGATCAGGATGCGGCTCTGGCGGAAACCGGCGGCGCGGGATACCTGGCGAAACTTGCAAGCGCCGGGGCGACCCTGACGCATGTCGAGGTCCAGGATTATGCGCACCTGGTTTACGATCATTGGCAGCGTCGGCAGTTGATCGAGTTCGGCGAGGAGGTCGTCGGCACGGCCTATCGCGCCGAACTCGACAATCCCGCATCGGCGCAAATTGAGCGCGCCGAGTCCTGGCTCTATCGACTCGCCGAGAGCGGCGACACAGGCTCCGGCTTTCAGCCATTGAGCGCAGCAACAGGCCGGGCGATCGAGATCGCCGACGCTGCCTACAAGCGCGGAGCTCGAACCGTCGGGACGCCGACCGGGTTTACTGATCTCGACAAAATGCTTGGTGGTCTGCACCGATCCGATCTGGTGGTCCTCGCCGGGCGCCCGTCAATGGGGAAGACCGCCCTCGCAACCAATATCGGCTTCAACGCGGCACAGAACGGCGAAACGGTCGGCTTCTTCAGCTTGGAGATGGCCAATGAGCAGCTCGGAGCCCGGGTGCTCGGTGGTGAAAGCCGGATCCCGGCCGATTGGGTGCGGCGCGGCGATCTCAACCAGCAGCATTTTAATCAGTTGATCGAGGCGAAACGGCGAACGGATGGGTTGCCGTTGTGGATCGACGACACGCCCGCACTCACCGTCTCGGGGTTGCTCACGCGTGCCCGGAGATTGAAGCGCCGGCACGGCCTCGACCTGGTCGTGATTGACTATCTGCAGCTGTTGCGGCCGGCCCGGAAAGAAGCCTACGCGGCGGTTCATGCTGAGCTTATTAAAGCCCTTGGCGGTGACCGGCTGCCAACACTTCCGTTGCATGTGATAGCACGCAATGCCTAGCCGGCCCTGGTTACGATGGTATCCCGGCGACTGGCGGGCCGATCCACGTCTGCGCATGTGCAGCCTCGCCGCACGCGGCTTATGGATCGAGCTGTTGGGCTTCATGCATGAGGCCGAACCTTATGGGCATTTCATCGTTGGCGGCGCCGCCCCTTCCGAGAGAGAGATCGCCAAACTAGTTGGAGCCTCAATTTCCGAGGCGAAAAGGTGCGTTTTAGAGCTGAGAAATTCGGGCGTTTTTAGCACGAATTCAGAGGGCGTGATCTATTCCCGTCGCATGGTCCGAGATCGCGAAAAAGCCGAGCGCGACCGGATCAACGGAGGCGCCGGCGGGAACCCGAAGCTCAGGCCTCCAAACGGGATTGAGGATGGCGCCGGGTTAACCCCAAATTCGGCCCGTTTAGACCACAGCGTTAACAGGTTGGATAACGGGGGGGTTAACCCGCCGTATTGGCCACCGGATAAAGCCGCGCGCGCACATGCGCCTGGGTTCCAGAAGCCAGATACCAAACTAAAAGGTTCAGAAGGTTCTAACGAACCTTCTGCCGCTACCCCGGCGCTCGATTCACGAAAAGAGGTGTTTGATCGCGGCAGGGCGATACTCGGGCGCAACGCGGGCGGCATGATCACGAACCTGCTGCGGCATTGCGACGGAGATTGTCAGCGCGTACTCGAGGTGCTGCGGCGGGCAGAGAGCAAGAGCGAGCCGCGGGAATACCTCGGCGCGGTCCTGAGAGGCGATACAGGCGTGAGAGCGGATGAGGCCCTCGCGCAAACCGAACGGCTCTATCGAGATCTAGGTGTGTCGTGATCGCCGACATTACCGAGATCAAGCGAGCTCTCGAAAACCGTGCGCACGACGTGGCCGAGTACCTGCTACCGCGCGGGGTTCTCGAAGGGCGCGAATGGTGTGTCGGCAGCACGGCGGGCGAGCCCGGGAAATCGTTGAAGGTCTGCGTCAAAGGCTCGAAGGTGGGAACCTGGGCGGATTTTGCGGCTGCGGGCGAGAGCGGCGATCTGATCGACCTATGGTGCTTCGTAAAACGCTGTACTCTGAGCGAGGCGCTCGAGGGCATCCGTGCCTGGCTGGGCGTGAGCCGTCCGGATTTCGAAAAAATCAAGCGAACTTATCGACGACCGGAGGAGCCCAAATGTACGGTTCCGAAATCTGTGGTGCTCGAATATCTCACCGTCGAGCGGAAACTGTCCGTCAACGCGCTTCGCGCTTACGCTATCGGCGAGGACGGCAGGACAATCATTTTTCGAAGCCTTTTGCCAGACGGTGAACTGGCCCTTATTAAACGCCTCCGAATCGATCGGACCGCCGCTGGGAAGAAAAATACCTGGGTCGAGCCTGATTGCGAGCCGGTATTATTCGGTTGGCAGGCGATTGATTCGGAAGTTCGCGAGGTAACAATTACCGAGGGCGAAATCGACGCAATGACCAGCTGGGATTACGGCTGGCCAGCATTGTCGATCCCGTTTGGAGGCGGCGGTAAAAAGCAGCAGCAGTGGATCGAGTCCGAATTCGAACGCATCGCCCGGTTCGAGATCATCTATCTCGCGCTCGATATGGACGCTGAGGGTGAGGCGGCCGCCGATGAGATCGCCAATCGCCTCGGCCGGCATCGGTGCTGGCGAGTGCGGTTACCCCGAAAGGACTTAAACGAATGCCGCAAGGCAGCAATTTCCGCTGAGGAGATCCGGCAACGTTTTGAGGGAGCCCGGCCTCTCGATCCTCCCGAGCTGCTGCGTGCGGGGGTGTTCGCCGATACCGTAGTCGATCTGTTCTGGCCAACTGTGGATCAAGAGCCAGGATATCAACTGCCATTCCGCAAGGTTGGAGATCGATTGCGGTTTCGGCCGGCCGAGTTGGTCCTCTGGACCGGAGCAACGGGCGCCGGCAAGTCTCAGATCCTGTCGAACGCATTGGTTGCAATGGGCGGACAGGGCGCCCGCGTCTGCATCGCGTCGCTGGAAATCCCACCAGGGCAATTGATCCGCCGCATGGTCAAGCAAGCGGGCAACGTAGACCGTCCGACCGAGCAATTTATCCGCGACATTGTAGGCTGGCTGGACGCGTGGCTTTGGATATACGGCGTCGTCGGCAAGGCCGCCGTAGCCCGGATTCTAGACGTCTTCGAATACGCTCGCTGTCGCTATGGATGCGATGTCTTCGCGATTGACAGCCTCATGCGCTTGGGCGTCAGCAGCGAGGATTATGAGGGGCAGGAAAGAGCAGTTTTTGAGCTGGTATCGTGGGCGGTGGAAAAGAGCGTGCAAGTGCATCTCGTCGCTCACGCTCGCAAGAGCGATCGCACTGCTGGGCACGGCGTCCCCGAAGCCGAAGACGTCAAAGGCACTTCGGAGATCGGGAGCAACGCCGCAACGATCATCGGTGTGTGGCGCAACAAGAAGCTCGAAGACGAAATTCGTGTCGTAGCAGAAGCCGCCGACCGCAGCGAGGCGGGGGCCCAGGCCAAGCTCGGCGAGCTCAATGCAAAGCCACCGGTCGTGGTCAACGTCGCTAAGCAGCGAAATGGCGATTGGGAAGGCAAGTTCGGGCTCTGGTTCAGCCTCGCGACATACCAGTACTGCAGTGCGCATGATAACCGGCTCGGCCAACGGTTTTTGCCGGCACAGCACGCCGAAGGCGAAGCGGCGTGAAACAGGCTATACGACAGCGTTCCTACTCCTGCAGGTCACGCGCAGCGTCCTACAGACCTACTCCGGATGGGGTTGCCGCAATACTCTGGCTCGACAATTCGGCTATGCCAACAAAGATCGACGCTTGGCTTGATATTCCCGCTCGTCCGCGACGGCTGGCGAAGCGAGTTTTCCGAATGCCGACATTAAGGCTCGTCGAGCACCGAATAAGACTCTGAGCAATGCCTGAGCACGACATCAACACATCAACTCTGAAACACCAAGGCCTTTACCCTTGTGAGGCAGAGATCGCACGGCGCTTGTCTCAGTCGGAGAAACACTGGCGCCGGATTGCGCCACAGCTCGAGCGTCAGGGACTGCCAAAGATTGACCCAGTTATGAGAGGTCGCTTCTGGCCGGCAGTTGAGGCATTCTTCCGTAACCGGCATGGATTGGGGTCTATTGTCGCGTTTCAGCCTGACGGAGAGGAAAGGTGGGATGTCCCGTGAGCCCGGCGAAGCACCAGGCCTGGAGTGGAAAAAGAGGCCCAAAGATGGCGTCAGGATCCCACGTTGGCGGGCCAGAAAAAAAGCAGTAGCGCTTGGCTACCGCCCGTCGGTAATCCGACTTGAGATCGACCCCAATGACCATGCCTCGCTCGCTGAACGGTGCCGTGCGGAATGGGCAAAAATGGAGGCTTGGCTCGCCAATGAGCGGCCAGTGCCAATATTCGACGGTACGCTCGCCAGCCTTATTGATCTTTACTCCAGTGATAAAGAATCGCCGTACAATGATCTGCGCCACAGGACTCGACGTACCTATGACCAACAACTAAAACTGTTGAAGAGGTCAGTCGGGGCGCGTCGGATTGACAGACTTAATGGCGAGGATTTTCGGCGCTGGTATCGGAACCTTCGTGAGGCTAGATCGACCGGACAGCCGCCGCGGCTCGCTCGAGCACATGGCTGTATGACGATGCTGCGGATACTGTTTGGGTATGGTCAAATAATGGGTTTGCCGAACTGCGACAAACTGAAAGGCATCCTCGCCGAGATGCGGTTCAGGGGCACGCCGCCACGTAAAACTGTCATGACCTATGAACAGGTGGTCGCATTCATTCAGATGGCACATGAATCAGGTCGACCGGAGCTAGCGCTTGCACAGGCACTGCAATTCGAGGGCACTCTGCGGCAAATCGATGTGATAGGCGAGTGGGTGCCAGACCCCGAGCGGGCCTCTGGCATTCGGTGGGCGAATGGCCTCCTGTGGCAGCACTTTCGCGACTATGTGCTAGTAAAAGATACTACCAAGACAGGCCAGGAAGCCAATATCGATTTCCAGCTCTATCCGCTGGCCTTGGCGGAGCTACGACGCGTGCCCCCGGATCAGCGGGTCGGGCCGGTGATCATAAATCCCCGGACGGGACAGCCGTTTCAGGAGCGCAGGTTTCAGAAAGATTGGCGCGCAGTGGCGCGAGCGGCCGGAATACCCGACGAGGTGCTAAATCGCGACAGCCGGGCCGGCGGCGTGACCGAGGGCTCGGATGCCGGCGCCGACTTGGAGCACCTTCGTCATCATGCTTCGCATTCTTCGGCTGTCACAACGGCGCGGTACAGCCGGAAAACCTTGACCAAGACGCGTGCCGTCGCGCGATTACGGGTCGCCCACCGACAGGTCAAGGCCCCCGAACACTAGGCGAACAGAATTTTCCACCCAACTTTCCACCCATGTCCACCCAGCGTTAAAGGTTTCAAAGACTTACGTCCCCTCGGCGGCTGATCATCAACCTGCCGCCCCGCCATCTGAAATCCTTGCTGGCCTCGATCGCCTTTCCGGCCTGGTGTCTGGGGCATGACGCCTCGGCGCAGATCCTCTGCGTCAGCTATGCC